GTATGGTTGAGGTTTATCATAACTAACTAACCGCTCTAATAATTTTTCTTTGTCAAAACGCACATTTTCTAGGTATACATTCGATGGCAGTTTATAGTTTCTCATGATATTTGTATATGCTTCAGCAAAATCATATTCAATCATTCGTTCATTAGGAACAAGTAACTCTTTGTTATACTTGCTTCCTGAAGTTGCTCCACGATAACTATCTGTATCAGGATAAAAAGGGATTTTTTGTGGATCATCCCATCCAAGGTAATGGATTTGCGAAGTATTTTTAGTAGAATTTACATAGATGTCTTTCAAAATATAGTGGTTTCCGTTAAATCCATCTAATTTGGCACGTGTTAAATAAGTTAATCCTAACATTGTTTTTACTTTTTTTTGAAATGCATCAGATTTCATTACCTCATTGCTCATAAGTTCCACCTAACTTTTAGTATTTAAATTTCATTTTTTGTTCGCTCATTTCATCGATTAAACGACCTAACTCTTCGATGAATTGATTTTGATATGTGTCCATCATACTAGATTCTTCACTTCTATTACGCCCTACTTTATTTCTAAATAGATAAGGCTCTACATTCATAGCTTCGCTTGCATTATCAATTAATCCTTCAAGAGTATCAATATTCATTACTCCAGAAGGTGAAAAACCTCCTCCTCGGCCATTTCCGTAATCAGATGCCATATCATAGAAATCATTCGTATGATAAATTTCTAGTAATTCTTTTTGGTAAATTTGAACGAGTTTTTCATTTCGACCTTGTTGAATCTCTTGAAAAGTTTCTGAAGAATCGTAATCTATATTTGATCCATAGGCTTGATTGTATGCATTCTTTGTATAAGCACCTGTATAGTTTTCTCCTCTATTCTCTGCCGATACTTCATTGACAAAATCTTGGAAAACATACTTAGAACCTGATGGAATAAAGCCACGAGCTTGGAAATTTTTCATGCGTCGACTTGCTTCTTTAAATACATTCTGGAATTTTGCCATGGGTTATTCTCCTGTTCATTACTTCTTTCTGTTAATTATAACAGAATAACTCTTTTTCGAAAAAAGGTTATTCATACTTGCGCCATTCGTCCACAATTATATTGCCGATTCGTTGAATCATTGCTGGCTCGGGGTATTTTTCCATTAGACGATAGACAGGTTTATACTTGGTAATAACAGCGTCTTTCCGATCAGACCATGCTCTTGGATAATTATTTGTATCATCCATGTATTGGCGTGTAC